TCCGAGTGCACGAGGCCGCGTGAACCACTACGGCAAAGCAGTCCGCGACATTCTTGAAGCCGCGGGCTGCTTTTTTAAGCGTCGTGGAAGAGGCGACCACGACATGTGGTTTAGCCCGATATCGAACCGGACATTCACCGTCGATACCAACATCAAGTCGCGGCATACCGCCAATGAGACGCTAAAGCAGGCTGGGCTTCCGAAGCGGTTCTGATCCGCCGGCCGCGGCGACAAGCGCCACGATCAGCAAAAGTTTCATGGATGTCTCCGGGAAGTAGCGGCTAAGAAATGACCATGTTGCGGAACATCGCCCGCATGTTCGTCAGCTTGTGGATGCTGAAATATCCACCGCGAAAAGCGGAATCCGTCATGACGGTCGACTGGACAACGGCGCCGTTTGCATCAAGCTTCTCGCCTATGATCTGCGTCGGCGTCACCCGCACGCGAAGCTTGTAGATTGTCGTCGCGTCGGCCGTCAGGGCCGTGCCGTCCGTAAGAACGTTGGTGAGCGTCGCTTCGTTCTGCTTGTAGATCTGGATCCGGCCGCTCTGGCGGAACATGACGAGATAGCCGAAGTAGCCGGCGGCGCCCGGCAACGTCGTCGTGTTCGAATAGATCTTGTCCCGTGTCGCGTCGTCTGCGAGCCACACCGCGAACCAATCCGTGCTGGCGCCGACCGCATGGACCCTGGCGTCCATTTCAATCGTGAAATCGCTGGCTTGCTCGTCGCCCTTGATCGGGCAAGCCCAACCCATGCTGACATTCGCCGAGCCCGTCTGCGTTGGCCAGCCCCACCAGCCGCCGGACTGGAATTCGCCGCGGGTTCCCCATCCGAGCATCCCTGACATCCACTTTTGCGTGGACCAGGTGTCGCGCGTAGCAATCGGGACATTGCGGGCGGTATATTCAGCGTCGTCGGTGTAGATGCCTCGAACGCCAAGCGCCAGAAACCGATCCCTGTCAAAGCGACGCTCATACGTGTAGATCAGGACATTGAAGCCCTGCGTCACATATTGCTGGATCAGCTCGTCGGTCTCGCTTCCGGCCATGAAGACCCAGCGGAACCCTTCATCCCAAATCGCCGCCATGTCGGTGGAAGGAGTGGCGACAACAGCAGCCAGATAACCGGCATTGAGCGCGATGCGCGCGGTGGTCAACTGGAAGGACGAGAGGACGTGTTGATCCTTGCGGGCGCCGATCGAATTGAGGAGATTGACGATCGCCGTCATGGCATCCGCGTCTTTGCCCTCAATGTGGAACGCGACCTTGCCATGGAATTTCTGGATCACATCGATAGCGAGGGGCGGGTGGAGCGTTCCATAGTCGCCGCCGAACCATGAGGAATAGTCGATGTTGAGCGCTTGGAAGGCAGCGGCATCCAGGGCCGAGGCATTGCCCGTTCCATCTGTGGTACGATCGACCGTCGCGTCATGCATGATGCCGATCGCGCCGTCTGACAGAATGCGTACGTCAATCTCCAGATGCCTCACGCCCGCGTCATAGGCCCACCCATAGGATTGGTCGGAGAACTCCGGGTACATGGAGGACGAGCACCGGTGAGCAATGTAAAGCGGGCTCAACTGGTTGACGGTCGGGATCGGCTCCGGGTCATCTTTCCGGGAAAGCCCCATCGAGAGGGAGAGCGACAGGCCGGCCATCAGTCGAGCGCCTTGACCGCGACCTTGTCCCCGGCTCCAATCAACAGCTCGATCGATTGGCCAGCGAAGAGGGCGCGGCGCGGCGCCACGGCAGCATCAGGTGAGCTGCCAGTCGCAATCCACGTATCCACGTCCGACAAGATGCGGACCACGCTATAGGCGCCGCCCTGGAGCCCGCCGGATGCAGCCTTTGTCGAGACGGCATTGCTCGACGTGATGGCGACCTTTTCGCTCGATGCCGGGGAGCCGAGATGCAGGCCTGCCGATATCCCCGCGGAGAATGCCGAGCCAAATTCGATATATGCGGTTGCCATGTGTGGGGGCTCCAAAAAAAATGCCGCCCGGAGGCGGCTTGGTGACGGCGAAGATCTGAAGGGTGGTTAGGCTGGCCATCCCTGGTTGATGTCGATGGCGTCGAGCGCCGTTGCGTCCGATGCAGCGGATATGGCCTCGGAAAGCGCACGGCCGTTGCTGAAACAGGCCTGGACGTGGCGGCCTACCGCTATGCCAATGGCCGTCATGGCTGTGGCATCCAGTTCAACGAACACGCCGGGTTGGGCTTCCCAGTCCATCGAGGTCAATGTTTCATCTGCCTGGAAGAGGGAGACCGCTCCAGTGATCTTTGCCTGGCTGGTTGCGTCGGTGCGGATCAAGGCGCCGTTCACCGTCACCCCGCCGGTTTCCGCTTCCCACCGCCGCTGCGCCAACGCGGCCAGTTTGTCGGCTTTCAGCTCATCGAGCGGGATGTCTTCGAGGGTGTGGATCTCGACAAGCTCGCCCTCGACATAGCCGGCCGTCGTGGCGATCGCGCGCTTGCCAGCCGGAATGGATGTTCGTGCCACCGGATACATGCCGAAATCAGCACGCACCGCGTCATCCATTACGGACGGGAAACTGGTGTCCGGGTTATCCCTGCGCAGATGCCAATCGGTATAGGGATAGGCGACGACCTCGCCGCCCTGGATGAGTGCGTGCATCAGATGTTCCCGTAAGCGATGGCTTGAATGGCTCTCGTGCCGAGGCCGCTGACGCTACCCAGCGTCCAAGAGGAGGCATCGGGCGAATAGGCCATCAGGCCGCCCGAGCCGCCGATGACCCATAGGCCGAGGCCGGGAACCCACCGTGCCGCCGCGATGGCTGTGCTGGTAAAGAAGGTTGTCGTAACCGTCGTCCAACTGGACAGATCAGTTGATGTCTTCATTTGCGGAGTGGAGCCGTTCGTGCCGACAGCCATCCACAAGCTTCCGCTATAGTCCCAGTCTGCGCTGCAATTGCTTGCCCCGACGATCGCCCCTTGGGCGAACGATGCACCGCTGTCAGTAGATCGATATAATTGTCCCCCCGCCGTCTGGCGCATCATATAGAATGCGCCATTGGCATAGCGAAGGCGCCGGTATAGGTCTGCCCCCGTGAGCGCTGTTTGAGATGTCCAGGCGCCGCTCGCGGGAGACCCTGTTTTGGTATAGGGGCGCGAAGTCGTTCCTGTTACGCCGATCAAAACCCAATTGCTGCCGCCGTTATGGGCGATCGCAGAGACAGAATCCGGCCCGCTCGTTCCCGTCAGCACACTTAGGCTGCGGCTCGTCCAGGTCACTCCATCTGAGGACGTATAAAATGCGTTGCCCGCCGTTGCGAATAGGCCGCCGCCGTAGGCAATGCACTGAAGGTCACTTACGGCACGCGGGGTCCAACTTGTGCCGTCCGATGAGACGTAAACACCATCAGACGTGGACGCGACGAATAGCCCCCCGGCGAAGATGATTTCATAGATATCATCGCCACCCGTATAGACCGTGCTCCAGTTGATTCCATCCTCGGACCGAACAATATACCCATCAACGCCGCCGGCCACGATGACCGTTGGCTTTTTCTTTGATGCGCCCATGAATAGCGCGCGTGTCATCGGGTCCATGGTTCACCCATTGAATTCGAGCGACGCGGCGCGCCATGTCGTTCCGCCATTCGTGGTCTCGAAGATGACGAAATAGACCTTGCCGCCGGTGAGCGTGGGCGCCGTGCCGTCGCGCCACTGAACGCCCGAGAACCACGTGATTGTCCCAGACGTATAGGTCAGGACGAGCGTGAACCCATAAGCCTTCGAGGAAGGCACGTTGGACACGGTGAAGGTCGTATTGCTTGATGTCGTTTTGGTGAAGACATTGCCGAGTGAGCAGTCAATGGCCGAAGCCGCAACCGCTGTCGTCGTACCCGCGATCTGCCCAAATTGCTGCGCGGCGGTCCATGTCTGCGCAACGTCGGTTTTGGCCATGTCTGGGTCATAGGCCTGGACGTCTGTTCCGACGACGAGGCTTAAGGCGGTGCGTAGGTTTGAAGCAGTGATCGTGCCCTGAAGGCCGGCGACGCTGTTTACCTGATCGCTGGAGTCGACCTTACCCCAGGCAGACCCGTTGGATATGATCCAGTCGCCGACTTGCCAGTCATTGATGCCGCCGACAGACGTCGTGCCGGCGGTCGTGACAATATAGTAATATCCCTTGTTGCCGCTCGCAGCGGTCGGGATGGTGGGACTATTCGTATTCGCGTTCCAGCCGCCTTGGTAATTGACACCGCCAAGGATCGAATCTGGAAGGATCGAGGTCGAAAGCTTCCCACTGCCGTCTAGAACGGGAACGTTGCCGCTGCTTGAACCCGTGTTCGCAGCCGCTGCCGTCCCAAGGGATGGCTTGTTAGTCAGATCCCCATAATCGCCACTGGTGGCAACAGTCGCGAAGCTTGGCGTATTCGAGAGATCGTCGTAGTCACCGGAGAACGGTGCGCCGCCATCCTGAATGACGTCCCCGCTCGTATCGCCGAAGACCGCGGTATGGCCGGCGGTGACCGACCCGCTCGTCGTGACGTCGCCGGCGCCCGCTCCCTGCGGCCCGCGGATATCGACCGCATCGCCGATCGTGGCGGTAAGGCCCGATGCTCCGACATAATCTCCCGTCGCCGGCTTTGTGCCCTCTCCACCAGTCCAGTCCGAGACCTGAAGGACACGGCGTGCGCTGTCGTTGACAACAGCAAAGACCGGAGACCAGCCTTTATCGCCGGTTTCGCCCTGGATGCCCTGCTCACCCTGGATGCCTTGGATGCCCTGGTCGCCCGTGTCGCCCTTAGGGCCCGTCGATCCGGTCGCGCCCGTAGCGCCCGTGGCGCCGGTTGAACCGGTATTGCCCGTGTCGCCCTTAGGGCCCGCGTCTCCAGTTGGCCCGGCGGGCCCCATCTCTCCCTGAGAGCCTTCGGGCCCCTGGAGATCCACATAATCCCCAGGCGTTCCATCCGGGTTCAACAGGCGCAAGCTCGTGCCGCTCCACTGATGGCCGGGAACTGGACCGTACTGCGGAGGGATTTCGGTCCCGTCCGTGAAATTGCTCAAGCCCGCCATAGCCACCTCATAAAAAAAGCGCCCCGGAGGCGCTGCGTCGTCTTAGTTGCCGTTGTTCCCGGCGGGGTCGGCACCGCCAAATCCGCCGCCGTATCCTCCGGAGTCGCCGTAGCCACCCCCGTAACCCCCGCTATCTCCACCCCAACCGCCGTAATCGCCGGACTGATAGGAGTCGTTGAGAGTGTCCGCGCTCCATCCGCCGCCATTTTGTGTCCCGAACGGCCCGGAATAATCGAACCCACCGCCGCCACTACCACCGGAGATCGCGGCCGATATCTCATCCATCAGTGCCTGGAGGGCTCCCCGTGGACCGAACAGGCCCGGGCCCGATGCCGCGATCTGCGCATATTCCGGAGCCCCTGCATGAACCAGCGAATAGTCTCCGAAGGGGCTGTAGCCATAGCTGTAGCCGTCCGGAGGCGCGCCCACACCGAGAGCCGACAGGCTGTCCATCACCGAAGGTGCGAGCCCTGTCACGCCCCATGAGGGATTAAAGGAGGTCACGCCCGGGTAATCCACAGTCGGGATGCTGATCGGCGCCGCCAGTGCGGGAGCCACCGGGGTAAGGGGCGAAACAACAGGTGTAACCGGCGCGACAGTCGGGGCACGCTGCACGGTCGGTGCGGGCGGCGCAGCGACCACAGGCGTGGGGGCAGGCGTCACAGGTGCCGGGGTCACTGGAGAAAGCGCGGTAAATGTCGGGGCCCTGGCGACAGAAGGCGCCTCGACCACCGTTGCCTTGTCTTTAGCGAGGGCTTCCTCCACCGCGGCGCGCGGATCCTTGCTGTAGTCGCGCGTGCCCAATGGCGCATCCGTCACCACACCAGACATAGCCGGGCTCATTGCGGCGAATGTTGCCATCCCCGGTGATGCTGTCGGGTCGATCGCTCCAATCGTCGTATCGGCCTTGCTGGGCGAGGTCGCCGTGCTCGCACCGGCCTGCGGGCCGAAACCAAGCGAAACACTCGGCGCCGCGACATCGAGCCCGGTGAGAGCCCCCGGAGCCTCCGGAGCGGCAAGACCGAGATTGTTTTCAGCCGCCGCCTGCGCAGCCTGAATGGCAGCCCCAACGTCGCCATAGCTCGCCGATGGAGACTGCGACGAGGAGGAAGACCCACGAGACGATGTGGCAGGCGCGTCATAGCCGCTGAAGTCCGGGCTATAATCTCCCAAGGAGGCATCAGCCAGCATGCCGCCCCAATCATAGGACGAACCACCGCCACCGAAATCCGCCGCGGTCAGTGCTGCCGGTGTATCAGGCGTGCCCAAGCCGAGATCTTGGATTGCGCCCGACATATCGAAGTCGTCGATCGAGTAGTCCCCAAGCGATGCATCCGCGAGGAGCCCGCCCCAATCAATCCCTGTTCCGCCGAAGTCTCCCATACTGAGCGCAGCCGGAGCTTCGGGGGCGTTCACGCCAAGATTTGACGGTGGAGCCGTCAACGAGGTGACGTCGCTCCAATCGAACGACGGAACACCGAAATTCATCCCGACGCCGTAGTCCATGTTCGGGCTGAAAGAAGCTTGCGGATCAAGACCGTCAAGAGCACCCGGAACATCCGGAATACCAATGCCAAGATCGGTCGGCGGCGTCGGCATGCCATAGAGGGCGCCCGGGGTTTCTGGTGATGGCAGGCCAAGGCTGTTGATCAGCCCCTCGAAACCGGCAAGGGTGCTCGGGGGCGCATCCGGCGCCGCAAGGCCAAGGTTCGCGGGCATGTCGTAGGGCGTGATGTCGGGGACGTATCCGCCGAACTCAACAGGATCGACGAAAGACGGCGCCGGCATGAAGTCGTAGCCAGCAAGCGCGGGATCTCCCATAAATGAAAAAGCCCCGGTCAGTTCCGGGGCTAGGTTTTGTCCGAGGACATTTGGCTGCGTTAGATTTGTCAGCGTCTCATAGAGAGCGTTTCGCTGCTGTTGGTCTATCGTCTCTCTTGGCGTGTCGAACAGGTTGCCATAGGGGATCGCCGTGTTGCCGAGCGCGATTTCCCCGGCCCAAGCAGAGAGAACACCCTTCGGAACGCCAACTTCCACGGATTCGGGCCGCGCGCCCTGCAGGGCGAATGGCGTGCCGTGGTAGTGGATGTCATCCGTCCCCCGCCGTCCGAACACCGTCGAGAGCGGATCGGTAATCATCTGCCCGAGCCACCCCGATAGTGCGTTTCGGCTCGAATAGTTCGGGTTGGCGAAGTTGAGGTTTGTCCCCACAACGCTCGGGGCACCAAGAGACCTCGCAGTCAGATGCTGTTCGACAATGCTCTGTATCGCAGGCGAGGCCGCCGGCAGGTTCTGCCACGATCCCGCTGCATTCCTGTTGCCTGATATGGCTGAGAACTGGCCACGCTGATCAACAACGCTAGGGATGGTATCGGGGAACGCTGGAGAAGCTGCGCGGTTTACGATAGTGTCGACGACAGCCGCAACGCCCCTCGGATCAGCAGATGCCCAATGCCCGACTTCGCTCTGAACAGTCCGCGCAATAGCATCTATGTCCCGATCCGAAAGAGAGACCTGGGTCATGTTTAGATTAGCTTTCGTTCTAGGGTTCTTGGCGGCGCCCGTAGCGGCGCTAGCGGCCTGCCCGCAGGACAAGGCTGTCTATCGTCACGAAACTACTGGGACAGAGATCAAGGGCGAGAAGATCGGGACCTTCTCAAAGGACGGCGTGCCATTCACAGCGCTCGTCTTCCAAGGGAAAGCGCAGAAGCTCGCAGCCGTAGGGTCAACGGCCTCGTATTTCTACGTGGCCGATATGGATAAGCTTCCCTCAGTTAAATGGACCAGCAACGGCGAAGGCCTGGACTGGTTTCGCTTGGTCGATGCCGAGGGCGCTTCCGGAGAATGGCGTCTAGCCTCTTGCCGCGAGTAGCCCACCGCGTGTAGCGTGAACCCTCTACATCTGGGGGGATCATGCGTAATCTTGTAGTGTTTCCGCTTTGCGGACTGTTGGCCGCTTGCGCTTCGAGCTCGTCTGATATCCGCGCGAGCTACGTTTCACCGATCCAATATCAGTCATACACATGCAAACAGCTTGGCGAAGAGGCCGAACGTGTCTCAGCCCGAGCGATTGAGGTCGCCGGGCTACAGGATTCCGCTAGGACGCAGGATGCTGTTGTCACAACGGTCGGCGTTGTCGTCCTCTGGCCAGTGCTATTCGCCATTAAGGGTGATCGACAGACCGCCGCGGAGCTTGGCCGCCTCAAGGGCGAGATGGAAGCGATCGAAAAGGTCTCCATCCAGAAGCAATGCGGGATCGAGTTCCAGAGAACGAAGCCGGCGACGTCATGACATAAATGGAACGCATCTTGATGCGCCGTTCAGCCTATTGCCGGCAATGATCTGAGCAGCCTAAGATCGATCTGTCTAGAGCACTTGGGAGGGGGCAATGGCTACGATCAATCTCACAGAGTTTAGAGGCACGTCGACGCACGATATCGGGCTTGCTAATGGCGCCTACACAATCACGTATGGCCTAGGCGGTGACGACCGGATCGGCACATCTTCGCGAGCACCGTACACGATAGTCAGCGGCGGCATCGGCAACGATGTCTACCTGAATGAGGGGTGGGCCCTGATCGCAGACGTTGGGGGCGGGTACGATATCCTAAGTATGCCCGGCATCTCTTTCTCCTCTCCCACGTCATACGTTGCTACGATTGAGGGCCGGCGTCACCTTGCACTTTGGGATGACAGAACGGGGACGCAGACGATAATTTTGGATTGGCTCTCGCCGGCGAATAAAATCGAGGAATTACAGTTCGGCGATGTGGTCATTTCTTCTGACGAACTTGCTCATTTGATGTCACAAAATCCATCCTATGTTCTCGATTACTCATGGAATGAACTGTATGCCCGCGGCGTTTCGGCGTACAGCGCGTCAGTCCTAGACGAGACATATTGGAAGTACATCAACAACAGCGTCTATTACACGTTCCAAGCGGAAGCGCAGGGCATAGGCCGTCTCTACGAAGCGGGCCTTAATCGCACCCCTGACCTTGCCGGATTAAATTTCTGGTACGACGTCTACACCTCTGGAGTGAGCAAGGTTGATATTGCTCGCGAGTTCATCAAGAGCGCGGAGTTCAAGGCCGCGTTCGGCGACGCATATGGTCAGTCTGCCTACAGTTACGTCGATGTGCTCTACCGCAACGTTCTGGGGAGACAAAGCGATTCAGCTGGTGCGGCATACTGGGAGGGGCTGATCAATTCGGGAGTGCTCTCGCGCGAGGAGGTGTTGATCTCGATCTCCGACAGTCGCGAGAATATCAATCAGAGTGCCTACTTGGACAAGCTTTCCGATCTGGACGGAGATGGATGGTGGACTTTCGCATAGTGGGTGCCCTTGTCAGCCTCAGCTTATGCTAGAGTTACGCCAACCACGGGGGACACCATATCCAAAGAACCAAACTCACTGAGCACGGCATGGTGGATCGGAACGATTTGCACCATGACGGCGCTTACGCTTTACCACCGCGGCGGGCTCCCGCCGATCGGTGGCTGGGACTACGTAGGCCTTCCCGCCCTTGGGCTCCTCATCTTCTGGATGTCACGGAAGCGCAAGCATGTCGGGGACCTTGATCCCGATCTGCGTGAGCAGACGCGAAAGGGCCTCGCGTTCCGAACTGGCAAGGCGCTGAACGGCGTTCTGCGGGGCTTGCGTAGCCGCAGCGCTGCCACCTGAGCGAACGATGCGGGACAGTTGATCCACGTTCCGCGGTGTGATCGCATCGGCTGCAGTCTTAGCAGCCATGCCTGCAATCGGGACCGCGGCGGCACCAATGCCCCCGCCAAGCACTGATCCGATGCCGGTTGACAGGCCCGTCGAGACAACACCCGTTGGCGCAAGCTTGCCGAACAGCCGAAGCATGTTCTGCATCGAGCCGCCCTTGACGACTTCCATCATCGCGGCGCGCTCATCGCTTGTCAGGCTGCGACCCTTTTTGGAATTGAGGATCGACTTGAACTGCTGACGGATGGCGTTGTCCACATTCGCGCCGGAACCGCTCGAAGCGGCCTGAAGGGATGCCTTCTCCATCGCTTCGTCGATCATCTCGGATTTGCGCGCCTGCGACCAGAGCTTACGGCCTTCCTGAAGCGCCTTCACGCCCTCGGTCTTGTTGCCTGTGAGGACATCGTTCATGTTGAGATTGTCAAGAAACCCGTCGATCTTGGAGACGATATCGCCCCCGAGCATTTTCGTGGAAGGGTCCATGTCCGTCTTGGCAGCATTAGCGACCCTGCGAAGGATATCAACACCCTTCAGGGTCACATTGCCCTCTGCGACCTTATCAAGCTCATCGAGGACCGCCGCGACCTTGGGCTGAAGGCGCGGCAGATAGCCCTTTTCGGCAAGGCCTTCCTTGATCGACTGATTAAGGCGCTGAATGCCTTCCGGCTTGATGATCACGCCAGCATCATTGGCCGCCCGATAGGCATCGTCCGCTGCTGAGCGCAGTGCCTCGTTGGTTGGGGGAACAGGGGCCTTGTTGAACGCGCCAGCAACCTTACCGACGAGCTTGGAAGCCCCCTCGCCTACCAGATTGCCCGCTGCGCCTGCGGCTGCGCCGAACTTCGCACCCTCGGCGATGTCTGTATCGTGCCCGGACGCGGACAGAGCGCCGTATCCGGCCCCCTCTGCAGCCATCAGCCCTGTTCGAGCAGCCAGTCCGGATGCGCCTGCGAGCGATTCAGGCAGAACTGCCTTCAATGCTGCGGTCGCCTGCGGAGCAAGGCGCATGGTTGTCGCGCCAGCCTGGGCAAGCTTGGACACCGGCAGCATTGAGCCGCCCACCTCGGCAACAGTCCCTGCCAGCCCGGCCCGATCAGAAGCCGCGGCGGATTTCGCGCGTTCTGCATCCACGCCCTCGCCACCAAGCGCCCCAGCCAGCTTATCGGCATAGCCGAATGTCATGCCGTTGGCAGCCAAGCGAACGATATCATCCGCGGCCTGAGCGGCCTGCTGATACCATGGCGCGTCGCCTTCCTGTGCACCCTGTTGCGGCGCGGCGGAAGGCGCTGACGGCGCGCCAAACCGCTTCTGCATGGCCGAGCGCATGACCTCCCGCGACGTGCCGTCCGGAAATTCGACGATCGTGCCGTCTGGCGCTTCGACTTCGATCATTCAATATCTCCGGTCGTCAGATTGTACCGCAGGCGCTTCCCGCCGCCTGATGCAGCGCCCGCTGCGGTGGGCAGCGCACCCTCGCCCGCCGTCTTCCCAGCCCTTGCTTCCGCGCGCGCCCGTCCGGCAATGATGACCTCGCGAAGATCCGCCAAGGCCTTGCGGAAGCCAGCTTCGGTCTGGCCTGTCTTAAGACGGCCGATGGCCGCCTCTGCCTTCTCGCCTTCGACTTCGGTGATCTGGCCGCTGCCCTTAAGCGACTGGTAGGCTTCCATGAAGGTCTTGCCTTGGAGCTGAGCGACCTTCTGCCCGAAGTCGTATGTTGACGTTCCTGGCACTGCCGTTGTCCAAGACCACTTTCCTGTCCCCCACGACAGGCTGGGATCCTTGTCAATATCGTCGATAAGCGTCAACGCCCGATCAGCCTGGTCGAGGGCCTTGGGAAGGTCGACGACCGCCTCGCCCTGCGACTTGCCAACGACCTTCTCGCGCTCGGCTCCGGCGATATCCTTTGGCTGGAACCCGACCATCTGGCCGGAGCGCTTATCGAGCAGACCCCATTGCGTGCCGAGATCGATCTTCTCGACGCCGCTGGACACCTTCACATTGTCCGGAAGCTTCGTCTGCACGGCCTGGCCATTCGGCCCCACCTGCATAAGTACGGTGTTGCCCTGCGCATCCGTCCCGTAGATCGGGTTCAGGCCGAACTTGCCGCCCGCGCCGCCGGCGGTGCGCTTTTTGTATTCCTCCTGGAACTGGGGCGTCCCGGGCTGAAGCCCCTCGTTGACGAGATCGCGGTAAGTGTCCGTCCGGTTGATGTTCTCCTGCGACGCACTGAACTGGCGCTCCTGGAGGGCATAGTTCCGGTCCTGGTTCGCCTGCTGCTGCTTGCGTTGACGTTCCTGAAGCCACAAGTTGGCCGCCTGGGGAGACTGGGCCATGGTTTCCGCCATGGTTTCGTCCACCTCTCCGGTGGCAAGGATGGCAGCCTTCAGTGCGGCCCTCTCCTGGACCTGCCGCTCGTGCTGCTGACGCTGGGCGTTCGCGTTGTTTAGCGCGACGGGAAGGTTCTGGAGCGGGTTTTTCGAGGGCGATGTGAGCAGAGCCTGCCCAACGGCGCCCAGAACGCTGCCGATCGTCTCGCCTGGGTTGACCCCAAGAATCCCAGCGAGCGGGGAACTGGACGTTTGCGCCCCTTGCGGGCCAAGTACCGTTTGATCGAGCAATGTCGCCATCACGCCACCTTCAGGAGTCGGGCAAGATTGCTGTTGCCGCTGGTGTTGACGACCTTCTTCCCGCCCACCTCGGATACGGCACGGGGGAAGATTTTCTCGATGTCCTGCGCCATAGGCCCGACGACCTTCGGGTATGTCTTCGGATCGCCCTTGTAGCGATAGGCGTAGAGATCGAGGCCGGTCGCATCGTCGGTCCCGACCTTCTTGATGTCTGTCTTCTCAGTCTTGTCGGACAGGCCAACCGCATTCAGAAGGCCCCCGCCAACAGTGCTTCCGCCGCCCGTGCCGAGACCGAGGACGGACAAAATCCCACCCAGGACCTGCTGCTCCGTTGATGTGCCGCCGCCGTTCCCCGTCTGCGTTGTCAGAGAGTCGTAGGTCTTGGGCGTAAGCGCCATGAGGCGCTCCAGCATCGTCCACGGGATGTTCAGCGCCTCCTGCGAAATGCCGCGCTGCTGGCTGCCGATGCCCGACAGGGCCTGCAGGGCCTGCAACTGGCGGTTCTGTGTGGCGGTATCCGCCGAGGTTTGCAGCCCGAAGGCCTGAAGCAGGCGCGCAACATTATCGCCCGCCATATTGGCCCGGATCTGCTCCATGGAGTTTTCGGCGCCCATGTTCGCGGTCGTCATGGCGTTCTGCGAATTGGCGTTAGCAAGTCCTGTCTGCTGCTCATTGGCAGTGTTCTGCGTCGCCACGCTTTGCGCCGCGTTGAAAGCGTCCTGCTGCCCCTGTGCGGTCGTTTCCGCGACCTGTTTCAGATAGTTCTTGTCGAGTTGCGCCTTACGCAGAACCTCACCGGTCCCGCCAAATGGGCTTTCGGCCGCGGAACGGGCTCCGATCTCCGCATTGGCGTCTGCCCTGTTGTCCTTCAGCCGGCCCAAGGCAACGTCCGTCACCGCCTTCATATAGGGCGACATCATGCCGGTGATTTCGTCCATGCCGGTCGTCGCGGCACTCGCGAGCGCGGCTGTGCCGGTGGTCGCCTGCGGGTTGAATGTCGTTTGGCTGTCGGTCCTGAAATCGAAGGGGCTGCCACCCGGCGCACCGAACGCCGACTGCGCTAGATCCCGGGTCAGGCCGTAAGCCATCTCCATATCGGGATTGATGCCGGCGACAACGTGGGACGGGGTGTTCTGAAGCCACGGGCTGACCATGCCTTTGCCCCAGTTATAAACGTCCTGGGTCGCCTGGTTCATCCACGGATAGTAATATGTGGACTGTGATGTCGTCGTTGCCATCTCGGCCTCTCAGGCTAAATTGGTAGGTCTCGGGCGTGGGGGTCTACCGCTGCGACCCGCTTTTCTTGATGCTGACCGACATGACACCCCAGCGGATGTCACAGTTGCTGCCAGTGCCGGTGATCTCCCACCGGATTTTCATCTGGCGGCATTCCTTGAAGATGAAGTCGTTCTTCAATGTGGACGACGTGATAGACCCGAGCGTATCGGTCGTTTCAGTGTCGTGCGGCCGCATTTTCCGCTTGCCCTTCAGCGTGACTGTCCCGACGAATGGGGCCGAGCCCCTTCGTGTGGAGAAATCAGCCACGTAGCGGTCAAAGCGCATCAGATTGGCGCCGTCCTCGATATCGAAATACGACGTCTCAAGGAAAGCCGTCATAGCCGAACCGTCAAAGGTCCCGCCATACTCATGGCGATAGACGTAGTTGTCAGACCCGAAGCCGATAGGGTTCTTGAAGATGCCATCGGGAAGCCACGACGTGCGCCCAATCAGATGTGGCGCAAAGTGGTTTTCCGCCCAATTATAGGCGTAGGCCCGTGAATTCTCCTTGTTCGCACCGGCACTGTCTCGTGCGTCCGGGTAGAACCACCACAGTTCGTTATATGACGGGTTTATGCCGAGAACGACCTTGTATTCCTGGTACTGCGCCACATTCTCGAAGTAGTCGCCGCGCACCGGGCAGTCGACCGGAGAAGGCTCACCGCCACGGAACACCATCAGATTGCCGTTATTGGACCACCAGAAGACGATGCCGTTCTGTTCGGTCTTGGCGAGGGGCCCGAGCAGTCCGCCCCCCGAGGCGACAAGGTTGCAGGCATAGGCGTCCCCCGCCGCACCCTTGAACACCTGAGAGAAGACCGAACTATCTGTCCAGATGAGGTTCTGCCCACGGGTGGCGAGACCACCGATGATCTTACTCCCCCCTGCTATGGGGACTTCACCAGCCAGATTGTCCGTGTCAGGAACCCACACGCGCGGGGAAAGTCGCCCGGAATTGCGCACGACAAGCGGGTTATATTCGCCGTCGAGCTGGGTACAGCCCATGGCGACGAGACAGCCCTGCGGCGTAGCAAAGATATGATCGACGCGGGACGGGGCCTGAGAGATATAGGTGGCGCGCCCCAGGAGTTTCAGGGACGGGTTCTTGAGATCGATCGTGAGACTGCCGGTGTGGTAATGCGCCGAAAATACGATATCGACCGGGTTATCGGGGCATACGAAGATCAGCTTGTATGTTCCCGCCTTCCAAATCGGTATCGATGCCATTCCCACGTCGATCAGCGATGGCGTCGGATCCCCGGCATTGATGTAGAATTTCAGGGTGTTGGGGGTGTCGCTATCGGGATCAATTTGCGTGAATGTGGAAACCTCGATTGAGGCCTCGTACACATAGCCGGGCTTGGCCTTGCCCTGAATGTTTTGTGAGAGGTTGCTGGTAGCAAAGCCAGCGTTGTTGAAGAAGCGGGCGACCCCACCTGACTGGCTTGACCACAATGAGCTTCCGGCCGCCCAATCCGTCGTGCCCGCCGTCCCGATGCTCGTGAAGGTCGTGTTTATCAACAACTCGGGATAACTGTCAGCGGGCTGGAACATGTAGATGCGCCCGCCGGACGGGTTGGCGAACAAGACCTCGCCGATGTTGTCGAGATCCCATGTCCGCGGAAGCACGGAAGACGTTCCGTCGTCCACACCCGCCGCCAAGGGGACAATGAAGTCGGCGCGTCCGCCTGCCTGCGACGTCGCATCATCGGGCCATACACCGCCGTCGTCTGGATAGCTGTTCGTGCTGGACGCGTTCGAGCCGTGTGTGATGGTATAATTGTTGCTGTCCAGGACGGTCGTGACCGTGTACGTCCCGTTGATCGTGATGCCGCCGCTCGGCATGGCATTCGAGAAGGTGATGCTGTCCCCTGCCACCAGGCCATGGCCCGCATGCCTGACACGGACGATCGGGGATCCTGATTTCGTCTTGAACGGGTTATCGAGCGCCCCCTCTGCCCCATTCGGGGTGACATCGAGAAGGGTCGTCCCACGCACCGCATAAAGCTTGCTCGACGTGCCGAATGCAAACCAAGCAACACCCGCCAGGGATGACCACGCCTTGGACCCGCGCGCCTTCCCTGTGTATTGCGTAGCGACGAGCTTGCCGTAACCCTTGACGTTCTCCGGGCGCCCGCGGCGCCAACGGATCCAGTTGGAATCGGAATAGGCGCCTTCGCTCGCCAGCGGCGTATCATCCTTGACGACGCCGGGCCGGAAGTCGATCTTCTTCTGATCCATCAGGTGTAACCGTACTTTCGGTTATACGCGGCCTGCCGCTTCGCTGTCAGCACGCGGCGCGCCTGCATGGCGGCTTCGTGGGCGGCTATTTCGGCCTGCCTCGCAGCCGCCTGCTCTTCCTCGGAGCCCTCGAATATCTGCGCGTCAAGCCAGGCCTGGAACTCGGCTTCCATTTCGGCGTCGGACTTCAGCGGGCCAGATATCATCCCATCGACCACGGGTTCTTGATATTGAAGGGTCCGCCCCAATTCAGCGTCGCCGGCTGGGTGCTGCTGCCGCCGTTCCATCCCGGGCCCGAACCGCTCCAGAACCGCTGCCAGCTCTGTTGCCCGGGGATCTCCATGGAACTGTCCTCGCGGGCCTGCGTGGGTGTCGCCATGCCGTATCGGAAGGGATTGGTCCCTTCGTACGGCGTGTCCAGTGAATATCCCTTGTATCCACCCTCCGGCATCAAGCCGCCGGCATAGTCACCCTGCATGGTATAGGCGTCATAAGCGGTCTGATTGCGCGTGTTGGCCGCGGACTGGGCACTTCTGTCATCCGCAAAGAAGTTGTCCATATTGCCAGAGGCCTGGCCATACTGCGGCACGAGATAGTTGTTGAACGTGGACCAATTCGGATCCAGGGCAGACGATATCAGCCCGCGCCGCATGGGATCTGCCGCGACGGTCGGGTTGATCCAGCCCGTGCTCACCCAGTCACGGACGTCAGCGTCGTCGTATGGCTGGAAATTGTTGATGTGACCGAGCGTGCCTTCGCTCAGATAGTTCGCGGATGTGGGGTCATTCAGGATCCCCATGATCTGCGTGGGATCAATCGCCGCCAGTTCCGCATAGCTCGGCGTGCCCTCACCCCCATTGGCATTGTTCCAGATATCGTTGGCTATTTCGGTGTAGGCGTCGGCGAACGAATTCTGCGCCCTGAACGTGTTGATCAGCTTCGCCTGCTGCTGCTGCTGGAAAGCCACCTTCTCGGTGTCTGACAGGAGCGGCGTGGACCCATATGTCCCGTCATCCCGCATGCGGTCCTGTCTTGGCTGGTTGGCCCAATCATAGACCTCAAATGGCCTCGTATCGAGTTGCGGCCGCAGCGCCCATCCGAGATTGCTGGAAACCCGTTCCTGAAGCTGCCTGTTCAGCCAGGGCGTATCATCCAGCGGATCGGCGCTCATCAGCTTGCCGTCGACGAGGCTGAGCGTCATCGGCGTGCCATAGTTGAGCTTGTCAACGGCGTTCTGGTAAACCGGAGAACGCTGGTTGGCTGCAATCTGCGCCGCGCGCTCTTCAGGTGTCTGCGGATTCGCCTTGTTTACAGCCATCATCAAGCCTCTTCGCGGGCGATCGTGATTTGCAGGGCAAGATCATGCGCCCATGAGGGAGCGGATCCGTCCGCGGCCACGCGCCCATCTCGGTTGATCTGATCGACGAGGCTCTGAGCCCACGTCGGGGCACCGCCGGGCACTGTGGCCACGGTTCCAGCCTCGAAGGCCGCGATAACATCGATAACCCAGTCTGGAGCGCTGGCATCGACGACGATGGGGCGTGCCATCACGAAGGCTCCACCCGCTTTTCAGTCCTGGACCCAACACCCCAGCGCGGGCCCGTCATCTTCCCGGTGATCTCGGCAATCGACTTGTCGAGAAGCGTGCCCCAGGTCGCGATACGCGCGTCATCGAGCAGGAATGATGCGCTCGGGAGCAGGGAGCCGTAGATATAGACTTCGGGGTATTTTGTCAGCAGCCAGTTGGTCGTATTCGTCACGAGGGCCGGGAGCGCCACATACATCCTGACGTCGATTGTGTCCGAGCTGGTCGGATAGATCTTCAGGGTCGAGGTGGCCTTGTCCGCGGAGAAATAGCGCGGGGTTCCGCTCGGCGGCGATCCGCCAAAGAATGTGTTCGCCTGCGACACCGAGAGAGGCTTTAGCTCGCCCTTCGTGGCGATCGACACAGACATGTATTCGAGATAGTTCGCCGGCAATGTGCAGACACCGGCCGTCTGGGTCAGCGAGGACGTCGCTTCCATCTCGGGGCAGCGCAGAATGCGGTTCAGCCGCGCTTCGCACTCCACAATCCATTCCGGGATGCGTGATGCGAGGTCGTCGCGATCGAGTTCATTCGCCACGCGCGCCTGAAGCTCGGTATAGTTCGTGACGCTCATGGTGTCGGCCCCATAACGCGGGCCCTGCCCCGTGCGTACCGCGCACCGCGGTCCTGCTTGCGGAGACCCGCCATGGCACGATCGAAATGGGTGCCCCACAACTGGACGCGGTCGCCGGCATCTGCCAATGGGGCTGCCTCAAGGAGAGACCCGTACAGATAGGCATTCGGCGCCTTCGACAGCAACCAGTTCGTGGTGTTGACCGTCGTCAGGGCGGGCACCTTGGCGTAATAGTCGAGCACAATCGTCGTCTGCGAGGCTGGATAGGTGCCCATTTCGTGCCCGACGATCGTGAAATACCGGGACATTCCGCCTGGATTGGTCGAAAACTTTTCGGCGACGACAGATGGGATAATGAACTGCATTTCCCCGCTGCACGGGGCGTTGGAGTTCACCGTCCGCCATTCGAGATAATCATCCGGCAGGTCGCAGATGCCATTCGCATCCGGAACGAGCGTGACGACCTTTTCCATATCGGCCGTGCGCATTTCGAGGTTGAACGCGGCCTCGAAACTGGCGATGAAATCGGGAATATCGGCCGTCAGATCATCGCGCTTGAGATGGCGCTGGAGTGCAACCTGGAGCGCGATGTAATCATCGATCATCAGATGTTCCCGTGGAACCTGCGAAAGGCCCTATGATCGCTGTCATTGATCCAGCGGCGGATGAAGGCCCTGTCGTCCTGCATTTTCGCGGGCAGGATCTCCCGGTAATAGATGTGGTCCGGGATCGAGGCGACGACCTGACCCTCACCCCACTTCTTGCCGACGCTCTCGTTGTAGGCTCGCTTGTTCTCTTCAAAGAAACCGGACATATCGAGGTATTGCGTCCGCTGGACCAACGTGCCGTTGCCCATGTCGAGGACAGAAATCAGCTTGCCGGACTCAGGGTGGTAATCCCAGATCTCCCAGCCATCAGCCGTGTACTTAGTCATCGGTGAAGTATTCCTTCGGGGGGCGCGCGATGCCTTCCCGGATCATGTTGTTGGCCTCGGAACGCGGGACATCGATCAGATTGCCCTTGCGGACCTTGCCCTCTTCGTCGGAGCGGCCGAACGGCATGTAATCCCGCAGGAGTTCGACCTGGACAACGCGGTCCTGCTTCTTCGGCTCATCAGCCGGCTTCGCCTCGCGTTCTGCCTTGGTCGGATGATTGGAGTAGTTGGCCACGCAGGCCTCCCTGTCTGTTTTCCAAAGAAAAAACCGCCGCAGTTGCCCGCGACGGCCATGTTCAACCTTTTTGGGCGACTTCGATCAGTCGTCGAAGAGATAGACGCCTGCGACCGTAATGGTGCCGGTCACGTCGATGTAGGACGACGCATCAATGGTCGCCGCCGTGCCCGACCAGTTGAGGCAAAGGTCGATCGCCGTCGATGTTCCATCGAGAGCAGTTGCCTTGGCACCATCAACCGCAGTGCCAACGCCCGTGCCGCTCGAAAGGGTCACGGAAACCGCCTGTCCAACGTTCTCATTCACACCATTGCCGAGCGTGCCGTCAGCAGCAGCCGCAATCGCGGTCGTGCCAACGCCAATCTCGAACACGGCATCGCCCGCGGCGGTCGTGAGGGCAGAACCCTCCACAAACGCCGTATAGTTCTGGCGCGCGCCAAGGAACGAGAGCGCCGCCTGGTTGAAGTCGAACAGCTTCAGGGAGCCATACGAGCCCGAAGTCGTCCCGTCAGTGACGGGAATGCGCGCCTTCTGCAGGTCGAACGTGAGCGTGAAGAACGGAAACTTCACGTCCGCGTTCACGGACACCGAACCGGACGTCGGCTGGTTGACCGCGCCGAGGGCTTTCGGCTTGTCAGTGTATGCAACTGCCATTGTGGCCTCCTTAGGTGCTGGCGGTCAGGCCATAGACGTCGGCAATGCAGGCAAGCGCGCCCTCATGCTTGACGATCAGGGCGTACTCGGTCTTGATCACACCCGGCAGGGCGTCACCCGTCTTCGCGACATCGTTGTCCTCCTGGATCGGACGCAGCGTGCCGAGGGCCAGCTTGTCCTTCTGGAGGAGGAAGATGTTGCGGGAGATGTTCGGGTTGCCCCCACGGAGGGACGCGCGGGTCATCTGGCGGTTCGGGAGAACCGACACGAGGCCGAAGTCCGACTGATATTCATCAGCCGCGGCAATGATACGCTGCCCGCCCCCGTCGCTGTCCTTCGCCATGCGGCGCTGGGCAATGACATTGGCGTCGGACATGAATTTGGAGAACACCGTCTTCGGGTAGTTCGCCATCATGACCTGCGTCGGGGCGCCGCCGTTGTTATAGGCCGCCTGGATCGCCTGATCGAGGAGATCCTTGGTGAAGGTACGCTGGGTGCCGTTCACTGCCGCGTCAACAACGCCCGTGGAGACGTTGTAGCCGCCCGAAGAGCCACCGGAACCCATGAGGTCGTTGGTGGCAATCCAGGCGCGAAGGCCGGCCGTGGTCGCCGGAACCGAGCCGGAACCGGGGCTGGAAGCCTGGTTGCCCAGAAGGATGACCTCCTGGTCAATCTTCAGTTCCTTGGCCTTCTTGACCATGGTGCGGTTGTAGGTCGAGCGGTCGCCGACCTTGGCCTGCGATTCCACCGTCTCAGCCACCTTGAAGGTCTTGCGGCTGATCTGGGTGTAGGTACCGACCTTGGCAGCCTGCGAAATGGCGTCGAAGTCGTATTCGTCACCCTGCACGAACTTGTTATCCGCGTTCGGCAGTTCAAGCTCGTCGGTCAGCCACTCGGGGTGCGTGCCGTCGAGCTTTTCCTTCGGCAGCCACGAGCGGAAGGGCGTCTCGTCAGGAGAGATCATCTCCATCACGTTCGCGATCGTCTCACGCTTTTCGTTGAGATCGAACACGTCATAGGTATTGGTGTCCTGGGCCATTGAATTATCCCAATCTGTTCAGGATCTGGACAGCGACTTCATCGCTGTTCGGGTTCTTGGACAGCGCGGACAGACCTTCCCGGATTGACCGGCGCGATGCGTCGCTTGGTGCTTGCCTGTGGCCTGGCGCCTGCATGGGAGCAGCGCCTTTGGCCTTCTCAATCGCTTTTGGCTTCTGTGACTGGAGCCTGCGCCACGACGCGGCGTCCTTCGCCATCAGCAGCAGCCGGTGGTCATAGACGTTGCCGGCTTCCTCGTCGGAGAACCCGTAGGCCTTAGCCGTATTGACGATATCCGTCATGAAGGCGGTGGCCTTCTCGCGGTCCTTCAGTTCAGGCAGACGTTCCAGAAGCTGGACGTTCTGTTCCTGCACATAGGCCGAGAGTTGTTCTTCATCCCGTTTCCGCGCTGCCTCACGGGCAGCCTCCGCATCTGCTTGTGCCTTCTGCGATTGCTGCATGAAGGCGCCGCGCAGGTTCTGGAATTCCCTGATCTTTTCGTTGCGGACAAAGTGCAGCCGCTGGAATTCGATCGGGTCGGATTCGAGAAGGGAACGGTCGGGTTCGTCTGGGATCTGCGATTTGAGAACGGTAAGCGCCAGCGGGAGCACCTGCTTGAAAAGCTGTTCCTGCTGTGCCGTTTGGGCAAGACGGGCCTCGACCTGCTTTCGCTGTGTCTCGACTTCCTGTGTCTTGCGCGTGTATTCCTCGGGATCGAGATAGCCCTTTTTCAGCTCGGCAACGGTAACCTCGCGGCCGTCACGCAAACGGACCTTCGGCGGTTCTCTCGTCTCAAGCTCGGGAGGGTCTTCCTCTCCTGTTGGCTCATCGCCCGCAGACGATGGATCGGTTATTTCGGCCTGTTCGCCTGTGTCGGGCTCTGGCGAGGACGGCTGCTCCTCTTCCTTTGCTTCAGCCGGAGGCGCACTCGGCTCCTCTTTCGGTTTCGGCTGGTCAAGGGTGTTGAGAATTGACACCGCGGCGTCAATGTCCAACGACACCGGTTCACCGCCGGGCGCACCGGCCGTGTCCTGGATGGGATCCATACAATTAAGCTCCATCTAAGGGAAAGCGGACTGTCTCTCGACGTTCGCTGTGCTCGGCGCCCCTACGGAGGGGTCACGCGTGCCTGTTTTGGGGTGCCGTTGCGGACAATCCGCTCCAGCTCGTCCCGAATCTCGTTGAGAATGGAAATCTTCATAGCCATGGCTTTGCGCTTCTGGTCCCCGATGCGAAACCAGTGCGATGCAGACAGAAATTCTCGTGTGGCACCGGCTTCGATCGCCTCGAAGGCCTCGATCAAAAGCGGGTCTTTGAGGAGGGCGTTGGCTTTGTCGGCCCGCCGCTGCTTCTCTACACTATCCACCGTAGCCACCCAGACCACCCAAGCCGCCAGGGTTGCCGGACAGGCCCTGGCTTTTGGCGTACCAATCGACAAGGCCGTCATAGATTTCCTTGATCTTCGGCGTTGCAGACACAGATTGCGATTTCCCGTCTGCGGATCGAATTGTGCCGTCGACATTGAGTTGCCCGCCGCCGCCAAGGATTGCCTGGATCTCCGGTGACAGACCGCCACCGAGATACTGCAAAACAACCTGCTGCGCGCCTGCGTTCATGGGATCGCCACCGTAGACCGAGCCTGCTGCCGCGGCGTTCGGATCTGGCTTCGGATAGCCGTATGTCGCTGCCATGCGCTCGCCCTGCGGCAGATGGACGAACTGGCTGGTATCACCAAGGACGCCGGCCATGTTGTTGATGCCCTTCGTTGCCTGTGCGGCTTTCGCTTTGTAGGCGTCCCACTCTTCAGGTGTCATCACGAGCCCATTTCATTCTGTGGCGGCGGCTGCATCTGCGTCTGCGCGCCAACTGTGGCGTCAATGATGGCCGTCTGCCGTGCGATCTCGATCTTGGCGTCCGTTTCCATCTTCAGCTTCTCGCGCATGGTCTGGATATCGGCGGCTGCCTCATCACGGGCCATCTTGATCTTGGCCGCGGCCTCTTCAGACGCCAGTCGGATCTGAAGCTGGAACTTCTCGCGCTCCGTCTGCATTTCCATCATCATCCGCTCACGCTCCGCGTCGCGATCGAGAGCAGCCTTCTCGCGTGCTGCCTGTGCGTCAAGCTGCTGCTTCTCGCGGGCCAACTCGATGCTGGATTGCGTCTTGGCCTGATTGACCGCAATATCGCTTTCGGCCTTCATCTGGGCCGCCTGCGCCTTCTGCATTTCCGCGATCACCAGCGGGTTTTGCTCCTGCCCGCTCTGCTGCTGTGCTTCCTGCATGGCTGTCTGCCAAGCCTGGACTTCTTCAGGCGCCGGCTCTGCGAAATAGGCATCAGGGTTACGCAAGCCGATCGTCTCGACCATCTGGCGCTTGGTCTTCATCAGCATGTCGACGGTCACGAACGGATTCTGCGGACCAAGGACGCCCATGACCTTCTCCTGTTCGGAGGAGATCATCTGCAATCCCATCATGTCCCGTTCGCGATTGCCGGCACCGAGGCCCGTATTGATCGAGACGTCCATATCGACGTCCCAGGCGCGCGGGTCCATTTCGACCCAATCGCCCTGAAGCCGGACCTCGCGGGGATGCTCCTGGTTTTTCACCACAAGCCGCAGGATCGACCGGAACAGCCGCTTCATGCCGACTTCGGCGATGTTGCGAGCATAGGTCTCAACAGCCGTGAAAGACGCCTGTCGTGCTGCGTTCACAGCGGTTGCCGTCTGGTTCTGCAGGGCATCCATATCGAGCGACATGGAATTCGGCCCAATGCCCGTGCGGACCTCGCGGACCTTGTCCATCATCTCAAGGCCCATGAAGGCCTTGTCAGCCACGACAGCGACGGGGACCGGGGTTATGCTTGATCCAGGCTTCCCCTTATGGACTGCCCCAAACTCGACCTTAAAGAGGTCGTCCTCGTTATCAAATTCGCCGACCGCGAGCTTCTCCTGGTTGTTCAGCCAGTAGAGGTTATCTATGGCTCCGCGGAGGAGGGCCGTCTTGATGCGCTGGATGTCGTCCGTCTCGGTGAAGATGGAACGCCCCATCCACCGATGAGACACAGGATCCGGGACAAGATCAGTGAACGGAAGGTCATCCCCCCATTCGTCGTTGGCCAGCGTCTCGCGCTTTCCAGTACCACCAGCACGAACGATCTTGCGCCACTCAGCGATGCCGTCGCCGTCGTAATCCACGAGCACATAGCACTCATAGACTTCGATGAACTCGGTCGCTTTGTCAGTGACCGTATCCGTATATGCCCTCTGGCTGGTCTGGAACGTGCCAACAGACTCGATGGCCTCGACCTGCGCCCGGTCGTAACCGTCTTTGATCAGATCCGATCGTGTGCGCATCCGCTTGTGCGCGACGAAACGGCAGTGCTTCTCGTCAAGCGCAGTCGCGGCGCGTTCAATCAGGAATTCCTCGCCCGGAACCACCTCAACCTGTACCCGGCCATGCGACGTCACACGCTTGATGCGAACATCATGCAGGGCAGGCAATTGGATATCGGCCGCGAGTGCCGCGCCCTCCGGGCCAACGGCCGAAACGATTTCCTCAATACCTGGCATTCCCGGAAGCGGGCGCTCGGTATGCTCGATGACCTCTATATCATCGTCATCCACCAGACTGATGAACTGCTCGTCCGTGAGCCCGCGGAAATCTTCGGTCGTGTATTCCTTCTCGTCAGACCACCAATGCTTGATAATGCCATTGGCGTGCGTCAAGCCATCGTCGAGGGCCGTCCGTAGGATCTTGTATCCATCACAGTCAGACAGAAAGAGATAGTTGATATACGCTGTCGCCTGCCTGGCGCGTTCCTCGGATACATCGACCTGGACAGGCGCCGGCATCGGAATGGGCTGGCCATCAGGCCCCGGCACCGGCCGCATTTCGATCGTCTCGACCATCTGCTTGCGGCGCGGCTCGAACGTTGCCACCTTGTCCGACGCCAGAAACACGCGCAGCATGCTCGGCATGATCCAGCCGATAACGTCGTTGACGTCACGGCTTACGACCTTGGAGCGGCCCGGCTGCGGGGGAAGATCGCGCATTTCACCGGCGCGATATTCGAGCGCCTTGGTTATGGCGTCTTCACGCTCGTTCCCATAGCTCGTCTCAGCATCAGCGATATGGCTGTCGAGTAGCGAATCCAGGTCGCTCTCTCTCATGCCGTTCTTGCCAGATGCCATGGATACCCGCTCAATAAAAAAGCGCCCCGGAGGGCGCTGTGTGGTCTGTATTCAGTGGAGGCTGTCAGGCCACCCATGCAGTCGATCGCTTCGGCCTCGGCTTCGGCGGGGGAGCGACAGGCTCCGCAAACGTCAATGCAACGGCATCCCACTCATCCGGGGATTGAACGCCGCGGCGCCGCATATCCTCTTTTTTCTCAAGGAACAGACGCGTGTTGCTGTCCCATTTGTAGCCGGGGCCACAAGCATCAGCTTGCAGGCTGTCCAGATCCGGGATTTTCACCCCAGCCGGCTCGCTCAGCCAGTCCTTCGACTTCATCCACATTTCGGCGCGACGATTGCCGGCTCCACCGCCTTCTGCGGGGGGCGGCTCCAAAGGCGAGGAACCGAAGTTGATCGGCCTCACGACCTTGCCGTAGCCCATCTCAACAAGGCGATCATAAACACCAGCGCCAACGCCACCCACATCAATAAAGAACCGAGCCGGCCGATCTTCATCGATCACCCTCTTGGCCCAGCCCGCCGCTTGCATCGTGTCGAGCTTGGTCTTGCTCTCGACCTTCCGGAGACACCGGCCTGCACGCCATGCCATCGTGTGGCGATCCCCGCCCATCCAAGCCGGGTCATAGCCAATGACGAGAGGCCCGCTCTCCTGTGCCGTTCCCTTGCGAGCCTTGGCGATCAGTTCGGGCTCGATATAGCTGTCGTGGCCGGACATCTGGAATGCCTCGGCCGCGTTGGCCGGGTATTCCTGCTTGAACAGCGCCGGGTCTTTCAGCTCGGCAATCTTGGCCCGCCGCCAGACCAGTTGTTCCAGATCGAGGCCATAGAGCGCGGCATATTCCGCCTCTTCACCCGAGGGCTCGAACCCCTCAGGGACAGGCCTGCGATATTCCTCCTGCCAGAACCACGGCACGAAGACCGCGATAAAGTCGCCTATGCCCTTCTCGGCATCCACCCATTTCTGGTGGAAGAAGTTGCCGATGCCATTGGCCGTGCTCTCCAGGATCTCCTCGGTGCCATCCTCATCCGGCACTGCCTGCATAACACCCGCCGCGTGTGTGTCTGCATGGGGCCAGAAAGCCACCTCGGACCCGTGGAATAGTTGGAGCGTGGACGAGCGCCCTACCCCCTTCGTTCCAGCCGTGCCGACCTTGTAACCGCTATCGAGGATGTCGAAGAACAGCTCCTTCGCATTCGCCGCGCCGGTCGATGGCTTCACCAGCGGGTGGCAATGCTCGTGATAGCGGTTGACCATCTCGAACAGATTCTGCGTCGCCGCGTCCTCATGCGTGAGGATGAACGTCCGCAGACCGCGTGAGTGCGTCGTGCGCTGGTAGAACCGCGCCCCGACATAGGTCGAACAGCCCTGCTGCCTTCCCTTCAGGATGAGCGCCCGAACCCGGCCCGTCTTCTGCTTCTGCTCCTCAAGCCGCCCGTGGATATAGCGCTGCGCCTTGTTGAACGTGAAAGGCTCGATCTGCCCCGACTTCGTTCTGATCTTCAGGCAACGCGATGCGTAGTGCTCTAAGTCGTCCTTCAGCTTCTGGCGGATCGCGCGTTCACGATCACTCAAGCTCGCCGAGGACGTCTTCATGCTTGACGGTCATTTCGCCCGAATGCTCGACTGCCGCGAGACGAGGATGGATGTACGGGGCGGCGGCCTTCGCAGCTTCGAACTGCTCATTTGGGTCAACGGCTGGATCGCGCATACGGTTGAGCATGAACTCAAGTGGGGTGATGCCTGCCTCCGCCGCGCTTTCCGCAATCTCTCGCGTTCGCTTGGTGGCAGACCCAGGCTTACGCCCCGCGCCCGGCCTTTTCCCGCCGTGCTGGACCATCTTGATTACTCTTGATTGTTTTCGAAATGAATGAACCCTATCGGCTCGGGCATGCGCACAAGCTCGTTGCCGTCTGCGTCGAGAAGGCCGGTGTAGACAGGCTCTGTCTCATGCACATTGACCGACATGCCTGGGTGTGGATCGATCCGAATGTCATCTTCGCAGAAGACCGAGGCCCTTGGGCGGATCGCCCTGTACCGCGGCGTCAATTCATCGCCCCGTCTTCAGGGTTGAAGAACGCCGACCTAGACCGCGCCACTTCCGACTTCACATCAGCCCTGCAGCATGACGTAACTGTCGCCATGGAGAAGCCTGCAGCCAGATCATCCATGTCTTTGTCAGCGTAGAATGACAGCCAGCCACTTTCTTCCCAGGCATACACGTTCACCAGCTCGTGCTGGTATCCGTCGTCTGTTCTGATGATGTATGTTGCGGGTTGTATCATTCAGCCGGCTCGTAGGTCATCTCGAAGATATCCGGCTTGCACGGGTATATCTCGCCCTTGACGCCCAGGATGATATAGTCCCCCAGGTCAGCGCGCATGTTGCCCTTAAGGGTCTTGATAGTCCAAAAGGTCGCCTGCCCCCAAGCTTCGCCGCGCCGGACAGCCGCCTCGAACCAATCGGGCTTGGGCGGGCCGAAGCCAGACTTCAACTCGAACGCTTCGATGACAACGGGCTTCTTGCGGAACTTAGGCATCGACACCCCACATCTCAGCCCATGCTCGGTAGAGAGCGTGGATGAGGGAAGCGAATGTTACTGCGTGCATTAGGCTTTGTGGGTGCCTTCAACGCCACGGCGCATGCGGGCCAAGGTGCGAGAATGAAGCCAGTGCATGGCCTCCTCGACCTTGGTTAGGGCAACGGCGTTCTCGCGGCAGGCATACGGGCCGGCCTGGAATGAGCGGAGGCGGTCGGCAACGATCGCGAGAAGAACCTCCTGCGTCACGCCATTCACGCCGACTTCATTGATCGGGCCATTCTGGAACAGCACGACCAGTTCACTCTTCGGCTCTGGTCCCGTCGGGGCGAGTGAGACATTCGTCGCCGTGTCGAAGCCCGCAATCTCGTACCGGTGGTTAGCGCCGCCAGCGCCAGGTTCATCGGTCACAAATATCGAGATGACATCGTTGGCGGGATTGACCTTGTGGTCCAGAACTTCGCGCATACACGCTCCTGCGTATATTCCGGTCATATACGGCTTTGCGTATGTGACGTTTCCTCGGACACTAGGGGATAAGTGCAGAGGGTTTGTATCAGTGCGGGCCGGATTCAAACCGGCTATGCCCGATGTGCGGTTCAGCTACCTCTCGTTTATCAGACGAGCGCTGTGCCTCTTGCCGCTTTGGCCGATTGGTAACTCTGCACCCGCTATCCTTGCGCATCAGACAGCAAGCCCATCATATCGTCCGAGCCAAGCAGGGTTAGGTGTTCTCACCACGCCGCCGCACTGGACTCTGTAGCCTTCACGCGTCATATCTGGCTGACATGGAGTGTGAAGGTGTCAAATCTGGCTTCTTTGCATTATGTGCAAAGAATGCACGTCTTGCCTGCGGTAGAAGCGTCTCCTTAGCTCGCAGGGTCGGAGACCAACCCAATGTCCCGCAGATAGCCCCTCCTGCCGGGGTACCGTCCTGAAGGAATCGCGACAGAACTTGCAGGGTCGCGTCCAAATACTCTTTACGGCGAACTCTATCTGCAACAAGGCCGGACGCTAACCCGGCTCTGGCTTTTTCCTCGGGTTGTTTCCCCTACCGGACTCAGCGTGCACGCCCTCCGGACTG